ACGCCGCCTCAACACCTTGCAAATATGATTGCGCGTTAGACACACCAGCGCCGTACCACTGTTTGGCAGCCTGTTGACCGATGATTGCGGCCGCCGTTTTGCTTGACTCAACTAGCGCGTTAGTTTCTAGGATTGCTGCCGAGCCACCCTTAATTAACTCGGCTGCAATGGCTGCACCAGACTCACCGCCAGCATCGAGCACCGCTTGCAATGCCTCTTGCGATAAGCCAAGCGTAAGCAACGTGCTGACATCTTTGCTATAGGTTTGGATGCCTTTAACCTGATCGCGTAAGCCTTGCAAAAAACCTGTGCCAGTTTCATCGCCAGCATCCTTAGCATCCTTAAAACTAAACGCATCTTTAAGACCATCTGACACGCTGGTAGCAAAATCATTAAACGCGCCTTGTGCATCCTCAAGCGCGCCCTGTGCAGACTTGAGCGCTGACTCCATGTAGGTTTTTAATGCGTCTGATGCTTTCTTAATTTTCTCTGCCATGTCATCAATAGCGCTACCAGTTCCCTTAACCTTGTCGGTCGTTTTGTCTAATTCTGGAATAAAAGTCGTACCAATTTCATCCTTAAAATCTCCAGTTGACTCAGTAGCGCTCTTAGTGGCGTTCTTAAAAACGAGAAACGCGCCAGCCGCCACAACAAGACCGGCAGCAATAGCGGCTGCACCAACGCCAAGAGTCATTGCCGTATTAGCAGCGGCAGCGCTGGCAGCAAGAGACCAGTTAAGAGCTGTAGTCACAACTGTGACAGCGTTAGCAATAATCTGTGCAGCCTTAAACGCAATCAGCGCGGTTGAGATTGCGGCAATCGCCGTGCCAACACCTAACAAAATACCTGTGTGATCGGCTGCCCAATTACCAAACGCAATTAAGTATGGCAACACCGCTGTAATGGCTGGCAGTAACGCTTTACCAATTGACTCTTTAGCCTCATCAAGTGCCACGTTAAGCCGCTTAAATTGTCCTTGTGCTGTACCAGCGGCTGTTGCAGCCGAGCCACCAAATGTGCTGGCCAACGCTGCCATCACCTCATCAAGCGATGCACCATCTTTGATCATGCCGTAAATCTCGGGTGACAATTGCTTAAGAGCCTTAAAGTTGCCGCCATATGCTTTTGCAAGCGCGTCTGATACGCCAGCCAAATCTTGCCCTGTGCCGGCTGAGATGTCCATTGCAAGGCTTAAGCCCTCTGTTGCCATTGCAATGTCGTTTGTGCCTCGTAGCAACTGTGCAAACGCTGGCCTCAATTCCTCATCAGCAACACCAGTTGCCATTTGCATAGCGCTAATCTGTTTCTCTACTGAGGCAATCTGTGCATCTGTTGCATTAGTGACGTTGACAAGTGCGCGCGCAAGTTGTGCTTGTGCTGCCTCATCCTCAACGGCTGCCTTAATGCTGTAACCGGCTGCAACTGTCAGTGCACCCATTGCTGCAACGGCTGGCAAAAATGCTTTGCCTGCAATAAACCCTGCTTTTTGGCTGGTAGTTTCCAGCGCCTTAATTTGCAGGATGGCTTTCTCAAATCCTTTACCCTCAAGGCTTGAGATAATTGGGATGTTAATTGCCACTTGGTGCCTCGATGTCTCTGCTAATTAGGTTCTCTACAGTCTCCACTATTTGACGCACTTTGTCTATGACTGCCTCTTTATTGCGCTCAATGGCAACGTCTATTGCGCGTGGTTCTGGCCCTACCTCAGTATCAAGATTGGTCACAAACGTGCTATTAGTTTGACGGCCTGCATGATCGTAGATCGCACCAGCCGCATCAGCCTGTTGCACAACCATCAACTGGTATGGCTTAGAACCGTAAGCAACTTGCTCTGTGTATGTGCCTGTTGTGCCTCGACCTTTAGGCCCACTAGGGATGCCACCGCGTTGGTAGTTGACGTAACGCTCTTTGCTTGCGCGCACACCAACCTTGACCTTAAACCCTGCTTGCACGGCGCTGGTTTTCCAATTTTTCTCACGGCCTCGCACCATGCCAGACAATGGCGCACCGTTGTTTTTTGAGTTGTCAAAATGTGCGACCATTGATCGAGCCTCGTTGATAATCTGATCGCCAGCGTTTTTAATGTCAATAGTTACTTGACGGCGGTAGCGCTTATCAAATGAGTTAAGCGCTTTGAGTGTTTGTTGTACGCCAGTGATGTTGACCGCGTGCACTGGTGTGGCGGCCATTAGCGGCTGCCTCGTTGCTTGTTAAGTATCTCGATCACGGCGTTCATATCATCTGCCTCAAATGTAATCTCTGACGGCCAGTAACCGGTGGCAACAACGATCTCTGCCAGCGCGCGCCTTACTGAGCCGTGACCGCTTTTGGGTCTTGTGTCTCCAAAACATCAATGCTCAAGAGTGTGGCAATAAATTGATCTAGTGAGCCGGGCACGGTAGTACCAGATGCACGCGTTGCCTCGTAACACAAATATGCCAAATCCTCAACACCAATACCTTGTGCCATCTCTGACGCTTTGCGCTTGTACTTGCGCTCCCATGCAACAACGGTTGAGAGATTAGTTACAACCTCATTGATCGTGCCATCGTTAAACGTGGCTTTAAGTCTTAATTGCATCTTGCCTCTTTCGTGTCGGGCCGTTGCCGGCGAGAATTAATTATGCTACTGCTACTGAGTAGGCTCCCCCGGTAAAAACCACATCGATCACATCGAGCGACCCTAATTGGGCATTTATGATTGGTAGAGACTCCATGTAACTTGCGGTCAGGGTTGACTCTGGATTAGTGGCTGACGTGGCAGCCGATGTTGGTTTGACTTTGACTGTCACCTGTGTGCCAACAAGAGTCTTGAGTGTGGCGTAAGTTTCTGATGCAGCAAACGAGTTGTAAAACGTCACGGTCAGTGTGCTGTTTTCCAAACCACCAACATATGAGCGATTGGTCTGACCAAATGCGGTTGACTCAAGCGACTCGATCATGCGAGTAAAAACTGCGCTGCTGCACTGATCGGTCATGTCAACGCTATTGATCGTGACTACCGGATTGCTGAGATATTGTGTACTAGCCATGTGGGTTACTCCTCGTTGGTGTCTTTAATAGGTTTATCAGATTTTGTGCTCTTACTGGTGGATTTGATAAACCCACCCTCGATCAGCGCCTCAACATTGACACCATCGGCAGGCTCATAGGTATCGCCTACTGTGCCAAGTCTTAGTGATGCAATAACGTATGCCATGTTTTATGTCCTAACTTTGTGCCTGCACATTGATGTTTAGATCATACGCTGCTAACTCGCTGCCACCGATGATGGCGATGGTTGGCCTTCCATCTGTGACACCGATCTGGGCGCTGACCACTTTTGCTGCCAAGTTCATCAGGCTGCGTTGAGCATCCAAGTTGCCCGGCCCAAGAGTCAACAATCTGACCGGATATGACAGCGTAAACACGGCACGGCTAAAACCTGTAAAAGATGGCGCATCAATAAAGACGCACGGTGGCGAGATATTGCGCGGATCAGTTACAACGGCAAGACCAGTAATTGCGCCAAGTGTGGCAGCAAGGTTGTCCAGCGCTACGTTAAAAAGATCGGTGTAGGCAACTGGTGTAGGCATTAGGCAACCTGTGCGCGGTTGACACCTAGCAATTGTTTGATCATTGGGCTAAGGCCGTTAGAGCCACCAGAGACCATGCCATCCATCATCGCATAGTCTGACACCGATCCTCTTTGGCGATACAAGAAACCGCCATAAGCGCGTGTGCCGAGACCTACGGCCGTTGATGGCAGCACTGTTAGCGAGTCGTGGTAGCCAGCCTCTTGCCGTCTGAGATGACAAAATGCTGACGCGGCGGCCGCACACAATGTGAGAAACGTGGCATCAGCGGCGGTGGCTGTTCCGATACCTAGCCAATCCTCAACATCGGTTGCAGATACCCAAGTGCACACTTGTGTATAAGTAATTGTGCCAGAGTAGTCAACTACAAAATTGACGTTTGTACCGGTGCACGCATAAATGATTTGGTTAGGTCGAGGCTCGTTTACATTAAAAAGAAACTCGCCAGTAGTTGAGTCAACGCCTGTGAACTCGTATTGAGGTAGATCTAATACCTTAAACGTGCCTGCGAACGGACTAGCCAATCCAGTAACAGTAATGCTTTCGCCTATACCAATCTCTGTCGGCTCAAGCGTGCTGATGCACGCATAGTTGCCAATTAATTGTTTGGTGGCGCTGGTGTATGTAGCCATAGCGGTCTAAGTCCGCTACAGACTAAGCGATTACGATGCCCTGAATAAACGATGACTTGGCAACAAATGTAGAAAAATAGCCATAGTAGGAGAAAGTTTTTGACAAAGTAGATGGATTGTCCACTGACAAAATTCCCTGCTGAGCCTCGTAGATCTCAAAGCCCGGTGCGTAAACAACAAGCATTGTGCCGTTTGCAAAGTTGTTATCAACAACCAGTTGCAAGCCCATCACGTTCATTGCGTTGTAGCCGAGACCGCCAACTTTACCAATTGAGTTTTGGCCAATGATGCCATCAGTGACATAACCCAAAACTGGTCGCTTTGATCCGTCTAACTGGCTGCCCAATTTTTGCCAAACATCAGGACTTACAGCGAGATGAGTTGGAAAGTAGTTTGAGTCCTCAGTAATTTCGCGTGCTGCGTCATACAAAGATTGGATCAAACTTGATGGGTCATTGTCTGTCACAGTCCATGTTGAGCCTGATGCGGTCTTGCCGGCAACAAGTGCATCTGCTGCAACGTCATCAGTCTTGATCAAGTACTCACCAGCAAGATCGTTAAGAATCAAGTTCATTGATGCTGGATCTGTAAAGTCCATGTCTTGTCGAGTAATTGTTACTTGACCAGCAACCGTTGTTTTGGTAACGGTGTTGGATGCGATCACCATTGTGGTTGCACTTACTGCACTGCCCTCAGTCTGAGTTGCAGCGCTTGTGTGCGTGGTAATTGTTGGCCTAACAAAAGTTTTGCTAGGTGTGTTTGGCATTGAGCGCGCACCAAACGCGGTAACAACTGGTCGCACAAAGTTGAGATCTTGGAATAGTGGCCCAAGTACTGGCACTGGCAAGAGACCCGGTGTATCGGTAGTGAGGATGTCACCAGCGGCAGCCTGCAATGCTGTCTGTTGCAACTTGACTGCATCCTTGTATGCGGCGTTTACGTTGTGGAAAGTGTCTCCACCTGCGTGCAATGCTGCAAGGTATTCGCCCGGTGTTGGCATCTTAAATGTGCGTTTTGCTTGTGCAAAAATTGGTGCAGTTGGGATGGTTGCCTCAACTGCTGGTGCTGCTGTTTCGCTCATGGGTTCTGTCTCCTGTGTAGGTTCTGTTTCTATAGTACTTATTTCTGGCTGATCTTGTGGGATACTCGCTGCGACTGTGGCGATATTGGCCATGTCTCCAAATGCGCCAACCGGCACAAGTGATAACTCTGTCCAATCGGCTAACTCAATGATCATTGTGCCTTTATCGTCATAAGAAAATTGTCGAGGATTGACACCCACTGAAACTTGATCTATGACCTTTTCTTGCAGCATGATCATGGCATCTTGGCCTTGACTACTGGCGCTGATCTTGGCGGTAAACATCATGCCCTCTGGTGTGTCCACGCGCTCAGTGACAATGCCTACTGGCATAGAGGCATCGTGGTACATATAAAGGCGTGGCGCTTTGCCCTCTACTGGCAGGCTGCCCGGCTGAAAGATTACTGACGTGCCATCTGCAACGGTTGCTGCCACACCATACGGTACGGCAATGCCAGTAATTTCGCGGCGGCCTGTCTCGCCAGCGGCAGCGTCAATTGTTACTTGTGATGCAATCAGTTTAATCATGATGAGTACGGTACTCCATTGTTGCGTGGTGGTTGTGGCATCTCTTGCATATCGTGTTTTTCCATCAGATCGCCGTCAATAAAATCGTCAATGTCAAACTCAACGCAAGTGTTGTTTGGCAAAATATTGTTAGCCGAGAGTGTTTGTGTAATGCACTCTGCAATCTGTTTGCAGCCAAATGTCCACAAGTCTTGGCGCGCCTCAGTGCTGTTGGTATAAGCGTATGAGCCAACTGAGATGTTAAGCAAGTACGCGGGTACGCCACACACGCGAGACATCTCCATAGCCTGAAACTCTGCCGAGTCAACTAAGAGCATTTTGTCTGGTGATGTGGCTGTCTCAATGTAGTGCACCTCTGGTGAGAGCGCTGCCGTTTGGTTAGTGGCGCGCGCTGCGTTAAACGATGCTGCCAAGTCTGCAAGTTCGGTGCTGGAAAGTGGCTCTGATCCAGCCTGCACTTGCAACACGCCAGCCGGTATTGCACTAGACGCATTGCGATAACGTGCATCCTCAAGTTTGATAGATGTCGCAATTGCTTTAGCAGATGAGTAAACAATGCCCGGCTGACCGTTAAGAAACTGCACTAGATCATTAGGGTTTATTTCGCCACCGTTAAAATAAACTTGTTTTGATGGCGCAAACCACACGCCAGACGGTACGCCTGCCTGATCCATTGTGTTGCACATTGCGGCTGGTAAACGTGTAAACGCGGCAGGGTAGCCATCGGCCGTGCGCTCTGTGATGTACCAAAAGGCTCGACCAAACATCATGAGATCTGAAACTGTCCACGACAAAATATGGTTGTTTGTGTTAACTCGATCAATGCGCCGTAGCCAAGATCGAGGAGCAAGCGGCACTTGTTCCATCTCCTCGCCGTTCCACATCTCTGTGTACATCTTTAATTTCATTGATGCAATAACTGACGAGATCAATTGTTGTGCGCGCGCAATCGTTGGCACGCTCATGGCCTGAGCAAAGAGTGCACCCTCTGTGTAGGTGTAATACTGGCCCACCATTGCAGCACCTTGATTGCCACCATAACTTGAGCCAGCGGCAGCGGCTTTAGTTGGCGGTGGTGAGATCGCCGCTTTAGTTTTAGAGAATATGGCCATGCTCTTAGTGTGTCACAATCTGTCTAGTTTGTGGTGGCATCGGCCCGGTATGCGATGCGGTATCCCGACGATAAGCAAGCATCAGGCCGATGCCAATAACACATTAGAGGCTAAACGCTGATGATCGTAGGTTTGTTTGCAAAGATAGGTTTTGAGGCAAGAGCGACAGCAAACACCATTGCTCGACACGCTGAGATATCACCCGGTGATCTAGTGCTAGACAACGTGAGCACACCGTTGTGCTTGATCGCTACGGCGCGCTCTACCTGATCTATCAATTGCGCTTGCCCTGAGTGCGTGATCCGTTTCTCTGTGATGAGCGCTCTAACCGCGCCTGTCCACTTGACCACCTCACGATGGCCAACCACACTTTTGCGGTGCGCGTAGATCGGTGGGCAATGCAAATCTATTGATGGCACTAACGCCAGTTTTAGCATTGGTGATTGCTCAATCTCGGCTGCGACATATTCCCACATCTCTTTTATCGTGTCTGCTACGAACACAATGCGGCAACGTGTGTACAGGCCGTCTTGTACGGCGCGCACACCCACATATCGTGACTCATCAATTGCAGACTCAATTGCAAGCACACCGCCAGTGGGCATTGGTAGATCGTTGGCTAGATCAGTGAATTGGCCCGGCTCAATCCATGAGTGTTGGGATTGCACAAAAATGTTGACAGATGCGCGTAAGAAACTATTGCGATCTGGTGATTGTGCCTCTGCCTCAATCACCGCCATGTCTAGTAATCCCTCTGCCAGTGCAGGGTTGGAATACACCCATGCCTCTCTGGTCATATAGTCCATGATCGGTGGGCTGAACTCGGCGAAGTAAAGCGAGGTGTTTTTGCCTGAGTCAATTGCGCGCAAGCCTTGTGATCGCCACCTAAGCATGGATTTTGATGACGCATCGCCAGCGGTGCTAAAGCCTGCCAGCAAACAATTTTTGCGTGTTCGCATAGTAGGCATTAGGCCGTTATCTACGGCATCCTCACTTACTGCCCACCACTCATCTATGCAGCACAAGTCAACTGTGTAACCGTGACCAACACCGGGCGTGGCGGCGCGTGGCATCCACTGCGAGCCGTCTGGCATTGTGAGCATTTGACGGCCGTAAGACCAGATAATTGTTGCACCAAACTTGACCTCAAGAATTGGCGCAAGATAATTAAACAACACGGTGCTTAAATCAAGTTTGTGGCTGACCGAGATCACCAGTTGTGGCTCACCGCGTGCAGCGCCTTGAGTAGCCAGCCACCAACCGATCAGTGGCGCTAAGCATCCTTTTGTTTTGCCGTTTTGTCTGGCCACCGATAAGTAACCAACTCGATGCACCCACACCTCGCGGCCATCCACCACGTTGTACGCCGTCATCCCTGCAAGCACCCGGCGTTGCCACCTCATCAATTTTACGCCAAGTATGTTTTCCGCAAAATCTGCAATGTCTTGAGAGTGATCCAAACAACCACTGTGCGCGGTCGTTTCCAAACGCGGCTGATCATGCTGCAAGAAAAGGTCATAGATCAAGTTTCAGTGGGTGTCAATCCTCGACAATTTTCTTATGACGATAAAGGCACAATGATTATT